GACCATAAATTGGATTACCATCATATGCCCACCCAATAATGGGAGAATGACTTGTTGTATCTACTTCTACATTATTTTGCTTTATTAAATCAGTTTTTCCATATACTTTATTTCCACTCTGATCTGATGGTTGAATTATCTCTCTTAATTTTCTTGGAGCATATAAATGGGAATATTGAAGTCCAAAGCTCTCATTTAACCCATTGGAAATAATACCATCATCAGAAGTTATTGAAGAATAATATTTTTTAAATAAATTAATTGTCCAAGATTGTATCTTTGCTACAAATTCTGCCGAAGAACCTGAAGGAATTATATCTACAGAGGTTGATTCTGGTGAATATCCTATCCCATTTTCAATTACTTTTACAGATGTCAATTGATTATTGGTGATTATTGGAGTTAAAACAGCGCCAGTTCCTGTTCCATTTATTATTAAACTTGGAGGAGAATTATATTCTGATCCAGTATTATCAATTAACACTTCAGTAATTTTCCCGTCAGTAGAAACGATGGGATTTAACTGTGCAGATTTTCCAGATTTTAAAACAAAAGATGGTTGCCTATAAAAATTAATTATTTCCGAGGATCCATATCCAATTCCACCCGAAGTTAAATGGACAGATGTAATTTGTCCCCTAAAAATTGGTTGGACTTCAGCATTAAAAGACTTATTTCCTATAGATGAAATCCCAATATTACCTATAATTTCTACTTTAATTTCTGGGTAATTGAATACATGAGTTCCTAATCCAGATGAATTAAATTTAATATATTGTTTGGTATTATAATAAAAATCATAATTTACACTACCAATTCCAATGGCAGATAATTTAAAAGAATCATCATTGATTTTTGTTACAATATATTCTGTATTTGTTGTTAGGCCACCAATAGGAGTAAAATCTATCGTATATACAACTTTTTCTCCAGAATTATAATTATGATTTTTTATTTCAATTTGAGATAATGATGTATTAATCCCAATATGTGTTGTCGTTCTTTTTTTATTTTCATATCCAGATCCTGGATTTTCGATATTAATAGACCCAATAATCGATTTTTGATCATATGATTTAATTTTATGATTACCTATGCCATAGGATAATAGAGTAATTGTATTAATTCCAACAATAGCATCATCTAAATTTTTATGAAGTTTAATTGTGAAATCGTCTATTATGGAAACAAAATATGATGCATCCGTAGACAATCCTCCAACACCTCTTTGCCCATCTGTTTTGTAAATTACTCTTTCTGCATTTCTAAACTTATGATAAGTTGTAAATCCAATTGTCGATAATGCACTTCCAATGCCAATTAAATTTGCATTTCCTTGAGAATTAAAAATAGACTCGTGTTCGACCAACTTCATATTTGCATATGCTTTGGCACCAATACCATTTCCACCTGTTACTTTGATTATGGGAGTATCTAGATAGTCAAATCCTGGATCTATAATTCTAATTTCTTGAAGTGATCCTCTAACAGCACAAAATCCAGTTGCTCCAGTGCCAATTGAATCTGTTATACTTAAAATTGGTGGATTAATGACATCATAATTGGATCCGGATGCAGTTACTTCTATTTCTTCTATTTTTCCATAATATATGGATTCACTGGATTTGTAATTTAAAATTTCTACACCATTAAGTAAAATTCCGGTAAATCCTGGTTTTGTATCATATACATTACCGTCATCAATTGGCGAAGATAGTTCTCTGAGAAGTTTTTGTGTATTTAAAGTTTTAAATTTAAATTCATAAATTTCAATTTTATTGTTAGTTACAGTAGTATTGTCTAATAAAGATATGAATATATTATTGAAAATATTTGTTCTACTCTTTGCCAAACTAATTCTATTTTCATCAATTCTTTTTACGAAATAAATTCCTTCATCAAACAAGAAACTTTTAGTAGTTTTTATTGTAGAAGTAATTCCTTCAGAATCCGTACTTTGTGCGTAAATTACTTCTGGAGTATAATAAATGCAATCTCCAGTATAAAAACCATGATCCCAATTTGATGTTATGGTAAAAACATTTCCAGAAAATGTTCCAGAAAAAACAATAGATCTGTCAGTAGCATCTAGTGTTTGTTTATAATATGATGGTATGGATGGAGATGTGATTAATGTTTTTTCTCCCAATTTATACACATTCTGTGTATTTGAATTTATTTTTGAAATGTTAGAAAAATACGTTGAATTTGTTTTTGAGATATTTTTTTTAATTGTATATCTATCTGATAGATCTATAATACCTTGACCCTTTATCGTAAAAGTAGAACTTGAAATTAGATCAATAATTGTCGAAAGTATTTTTGATCCAGAACTTGAAATTATACTAATTTCATCTCCTATTTTAAATATATTTTTATTTTCTGTAGTTATATTATAAGTATCACCTGTTCCACGAGAAAGAATTGATTTTACATTATATGATATTGGAATATTAAAGAACCAATCTTTAGAATAAACATCATTAGAATTTACTCCCAAAGTCCTAATTACAGAAGTGTCATTTTTGTAATGATATCTCGTATTTCCTAAAATTTCTGTAGAGTTTAAAACAGAAGTTACTCTTAATTTTACCAAAGATCCGTCTGTATTATATGCATGAGCATATGTATTAATCCCAATTGATGCAAAATCTGGAATAGTTTTAGTTACTCCCGAACAACCAAAAAATTGTGTTAAAGATTTTGAACTGTAAGTAACAACACCTGTAGTTTGATCTCCATAGTTTACCAACAATTCTCCATTTATTGGGAATCCTACTGTAGAATCAACATCAAAAACAGTTGCACCAGAGGAAACAGGACCAACTATTTTTGTTGTGGGATGAACAGTGAATTTTCCAATAGTTGCACCATTAGCAATCAAATCTCTATTATATCCAGAATCCAAACTTAATTTATAATAAGTATTACCAATTCCTGAAATTATTTTTTCAACATAAGTTATTGGACTGCGAGCATATGATATATTCAAATAGTCATTCTGATACAAAGTTTGATTTGTTAAATCTGAAGGATCGCCAAAAATACTTTCAACAACTATATCATTAGTTAGTCTATAATGAGCATCTGATGGCCTGAAAAGATTTTCTTTTGGGTTAATAACCTTAACTTCCTTTCCATATAAAACTTTAAATAAAATTTTAAAAGATTCATCTGTTCCTTTGCTCTGATAAAAATCTTTAATTTGTTTTAAAAATATTGATTGATCCAATTCAGTGTATAAAGATCTATCTTCAAATCCAGGAGAAAGTTGATATTTTATTTTAGATAAAAATTCTTTAAGAAATAAAGAACTTAAATTGATAATTTTGGTTCCTTTAGAATGTGTTGCTGATTCAGTGGATTTAAATGTTAACTGATCTGGAATATTTTGTGTCGTGTAAGAGGTTATTCCACTAAATCCTCTTACACATCCTGTAAAAGAACTGGTCGTAATTCCTGTATATGTAATTATTTCGTCATCAATTTGAATTAACCCATAAGATTTTGGAAAGTTTGATGTTCCCTCTTTGTTTAATCCCAAATCTATTGGAATAGTTGTATCGATATCTGAAATAGTAGATGAAAGAAAGGCGTAATCTGTACTATTTGTTAAGTTATCTACTTTTACATATTGATCTATGTTTTGGATGAGATCAACAGGAGCACTTGTAAATTCCTGCGAAATATAATATTGCGAAAGAAATTCTGATATTAATGGAAACTCTTCTCTGACATAAGAAGGAAGTTGATTTTTAACAATGTTGCTGAACTGAACTCTCTTTTCTGTCATTTGTTTATGATCTTACTAAATTCCCGTTGTTTGTGTAACTTGATGAAACAATGTAATTTGATGCTGATGGATCTAATCCTGATGAAATTTCATCCACTACCATTTCAAAATTACTCTTACTAATATCTAGTTGCAAATATAAATCCTGCAATCCTATAACGTCATTTGATTTTGGTGTTACTGATATCTCAATAACAGGTTGCCCATTTTTTTGTTTTGCTGAAGTAATAATAATGGGATTGAGAGTAATAATCCCAGATGTGTAATTAATTGTTCCAGCATTTCTCCTCAAAATTGTTGGTGTAGTCGAGGACATATTTGGAACATTAAATAAAAAGATTGAACCAGTGGTTCTATTTGTATTTGGAATATCTGATAGGTAAACATCTTGAGAAATTCCACTTACTCTGAATGCTGTGGATTTTATATTATATCCACTCATACTATTAATATGAAATTCATTCCCAAATCCAATTGAATATTCAGCAAAACTATTCAAAGAAACTCCCAAGTCTCTTCTAATTTGAATATTTGTAATATTTGAAGTTACAGATTCGTGACTTTCGTCAATAATCTTTAAAAATTTACTATATTTAAATCTAGCACCATATTTGTTTAATTCTGTCGATTCTGCATACTTATTTGTATTTGATTGTACAATGTTAGAAACATAAGATGCACTAGGAGCAAGATTTGTGTTATAATAAATTTTTGAATCGATTTCAATATAAAGATATTTTAAATCCAAAATTTCAGGAATAATACCAGCTACGGCATATTTTTTGAGTTTAAGTTTAATATTTTCTTTAACTAAATTTGATAGAAAATCCCCACTTCTCGGTTTAATACTAATAAAAACTTTTCCATACTGTGGAGGAATTAATTCTTCACCACCAAAAACAGATATAGATTCTGTTTCTGGATAAATTTTTGATGGTATTAAAGTTTCATAGTCATTTGCAGTTACTGCTCTGTTTTGGGAAGAATATATTCTTGGTGCATATTTTTTAATAGATTCTACAGATTCAATATTTTCTCCACCAGAAGCAACTAACCCAGTAGTTAAAAGAGATACTCCAGATGTAACCGTATATTCTGTAGAGTTTCTTGTATATGTTAATCTTCCCGAGTAAGAAAACTGTCCAACTCCATTTGCAGAATCACCATTTGTAACAATATAAGATACTTCTATATAATTTCCGTCTTGGAGGGCCTTCCCAAAAACATTATCTCCAAAAATTAGTTCATATCTTTCATCTTCAATTTCTTGCAAAAAATAAATCTCAGATTCTTTATCTATTTCAAAAAGACTATCTTGACGATTATATTTTATAGAAACTGATGACTGTTGATTATTTTTTATGATTACAGAAATTAAATCTGTATCAATTCCTATGTTAGGTAATATAATTTTTTGATTCGGATTTCTGGAGGTATATGTGAAATTAGATGTTAGCAACGTTCCTTCATAAATTGGAATATCATTGAATGATGCAATATTATCAAAAACAGGAACTGTAACATCATCCCAAATCGAAAAAACAAAAGACTGATTTCCAAAAGTTCCGGAGGTACTCGCTACAGGGCCTTTTTTGAGAGTTAATGATACTGGAGTTGGTTTAATATCTGAACAATCTACAAAAAAACTTATTGTTGCTCTTGCTGCTTTTTTTGAACGGGGTATATATCCAATATTTCTTGCAAGTGCAACAACATTTTCTCTAAGTGTTGCACTATCGATGAATACCTCATTTGCAACCATATTTGCATTATATGAGGTAATATAGGTATTATATGCCAACACATCAAGAATAGTCGAAAGATTAGACCCCTCAAAGTCATAATCTGTGAAATTTGAATTTGCTTTGAGGTAATCTCTAAGTGTGGTTTTAATCTGGTCAAAATCCAGATTCGTAAAATTTACTAATGGCATTTACCTAGTTGGTTGCAATACAAATTGTAATTGTTGTGTAGGAACATCTGCTCCAATAATATTGTATACTATTTTCACATCGAAAGAGTTATTATCATAGTTTGGATATGCTTGTACATCAATCAATTGAACTCTCGGTTCATAATTTTGTATGGATTGTTTAATTTCATCGACAATCATTGATGCAGAAATATCATCGATATTCTCGAAGAGTGTTCTAGAGATATTTGAACCAAAATTTTCATTAAAAAATTTCTCTCCAGGAATTGTAAATACAATATTTCGAATTGAACGAGAAATAGCAGTTTCGTTTTTAAGGGCAATCAAGTCACTATTCAGGGGACTAACCTGAAATGACATACTAATATCTTTAAACCCTTGATTAACCCTTTCTAAAGGCATTTAATATTATAATTCTATCTTATTTATTACCCTTTTATGGATCCA